TTTATATTATACACGAAGTATAATACCTAATATAAAGGAAGAAAAGTTGGTAAAACCTAATCTTAATTCTATCAATGAAAAATATAAAGGTAAAGATTATTCAATACCATTATATTTTATCAAAGATTGAGTTAAGAATAATAACTTTTCTAAGAACATACCAAAATATGATGGAAAACTCCATTATATTAGTAGTAAAGGCTCACCATTTGGCAAGGCTACAATAACAGCTCCATTTGCATTATTTTATATGGTTGAAGCATCACAAAAGATGCTCCAGTACTTCATCAATTTAATTGGTGAAGATTCATATAATAACCTTTTTGGTAATTTTATTAAATTATTAATAAAAGACCATAGGTTAATGACACCTGGAAAGGTTATTGGATCATTAGGAAAGATTAGTATTGTGAAAGACCCTGAATTAAAAAGAAGACCAATTGCTATGTTAGATTATAACTCGCAAATGCTTCTTAGGCCTATCCATGATGATTTACTTAATAATTTAGGTAAGTTATCACAAGATAGGACTTTTAATCAGGATCCCCATAACAAATGGATTACAAGAGGTAATAAATTTTGATCGCTTGATCTTTCGTCTGCTACAGATCGATTTCCTATTAAACTTCAAGAAAAGCTAATTTCAGTTATTTATAATAATTGAGATTTTGCTAAAGCTTGAAGTGGTATACTAATTGATAGAGACTTTTATTATGAAGGAAAGTATCTTAGATATAGTGTGGGCCAACCCATGGGAGCATATAGCTCTTGGGCAGCCTTCACTTTATCCCACCATCTAGTCGTAGCCTGGTGTGCATATTTATGCGGCATCAGACATTTTACTGATTATATAATACTTGGTGACGATATCGTTATAAATCACGATAAAGTTGCAAGGAAATATATATCAATAATGACTAAATTAGGTGTAGATATTAACCTTCAGAAGACTCATGTAAGTAGAAATACTTATGAGTTCGCTAAAAGATGAATCAAAAATCGAATCGAAATAAGCCCGCTTCCATTAAAGGGAATATTGAGCAATTATATTAGACCACAAGTTGTTTTACAACAACTTTTAATCTATATGCACAATAATACCCATAATTTTAATGGAACTGTTTTAGAGTTGGTAATTAAATTATATACTAATTTAAAAATTGGTAAAAGGTATTACACCTCTTATTCAATAAATAAAATAGTGTATGATTTTTATTACATTTTAAGATATGCATTAAAACTATCTTCAAATGAAGAACTTAGGTATTACTTAATATCTAAGGGTGTTAATGAAATCTTTATATGTAATGAAAAGCTAATTCCTTCTTTTATGAGGGAGCTTATAATCTTAGGATTAGGTTCTCAGGCTGAAAAGGCAG